AGGAAAGCCATGATTTAATCCTTCGTGATTGAAAAAGTAGGGCGTCCAGGGGTGGACGTGATAGCACCAAGCAAAGGCCCGGTAACAGCATCTGCTGCCGCATTCCATGCCTTTGCATTGATCTCGGGCTTCCAGCGAAACAGGCTGGAAAGGTGTTCAGAGATACCGGCTTCAGCGGCCAGCATTTGCAGTTTGTCGGCGTCAATCTTTTTGTTAATCCGGCCCTCCATTTTGATGACGTAGCCGTCAATCTCATGCTTGACCGTGCCGTCCAGATCTTTGGGCAGGGCAAACGCTTCAGCCATTTGATCTTCTAACTGGCGGCGCTCGGTTATTGCAAGCGCTTCCATCTTTTTGGCTTCTACCCAACGCTGATATAGATTAGTCGTCATTTGGGATCTCCTGTGATTCAAGTTCTTGAATGCCCTGCTGCTCAATTTCGTAGGCACTGTCCAGCAATGCTTCAGCCATTTCCCTAGCCCGGTCAGGAGTCATGCTGAATTGAAAGCGCATTGCTCCAGCACTTTGCGTGATCATCACCAGTTCTTCGCCGTGGTGGACGCCTTGGATTTCAATGGAGTCATAGTCCAAGAAATTCTTAATCTGGCGCTTAACTGGGGTAAAGCTCATGCTGCACCACCAATCTTTGCAATGATCTTGCCGAGGTCAGCATCTTCCCAAGGTTCCAGCTTTCCGCTACGATCCTTGGCAAGCCACAGGCCATCAGAGTCACACATCAAGCCACGTTGGGTGTTCCCCTCGGCATCCTTCTCAACACGCAGCGCCAGCACCTCATCAAAGAAATAAGGCAGCGCTTGGCCTGTCTTGTTACCTGGCATTGATGGGCTGTACAACACCCGGCCCATCTCGTCTTGGGTCTTCTCCAGCTTGGCCGTCATCAGAACATGGCGTCCTGGCACATCCCGGAAGGCGCGGATGATGTCGGCCATCTGTTCTTGCATACTGCCGTATGCCGCGCGAGGGTCTTTGTTGTTTTTCTTCTCCGCAGACAGACACACTTCAGCGATCTCGCTGATCGAGTCCAGAGCAATGCTCTTAAAGTCGGACTCCATCACCCAGCTATAAGCCTCGCGTAAATCCTCCATGCTGGTGATTTCCAAATAAGGCAAGTCAGCGTCTTGGATAGACAGCAGACCTCCCTCGGCTGACAATACAACTACGTCAGGTAGCGTCTTGATGAGTGTTGTCTTGCCTGCACCAGCCTGCCCGTAGACAAGCAGCTTTACACCGCTGGCACTAAGGCCGCCGGTACGTTTCAACGATATAGCCATGTGGCTCTCCTAGTTTGCGCTTCCGTCTGGACTCAGTTCGAAGCGTGGACGAATCATAACATAGTGTGATACAGTGTCAACAACTTTTTAACAAAGACTTCAAAAAACATGGCAGACCTCTCAAACATACTTGGTGGCCCTTGGTCACCACCTCTAGAAAAGCGCGTTGATGCCCCTGAAGATCAACTCAAAAATGCAATGGTTAACGCTGGTCTAAAGCCGCCTGATGTGATCCATTTAGACGGCAAATTGCACCGCTTTCAGAGTGGCACCAGAGGTGAAGTGGGACACGATAAGCCCGGTTGGTACATAGCCTTTAGTGATGGCGTACCCGCAGGTCGATTCGGATGCTGGCGCTCCGGTCTTGAATCAAGCTGGAAGGCTGACATTGGGCGAAGTCTCACTATGTCAGAGTCAATGGCGCAAGAGCGTAGGTTGACAGAGGCCAAGACCCAGCGAGATGCAGAGGTTAAAAAGACCCGTGAAGTGGCCGCTAACACCGTTGATCTGATCTGGTCACAAGCTGGTGCAGCAAGCCCTGAACATCCTTACTTGCAGCGCAAGGGCATCAAGGTGCATGGCGCAAGGATTACGGGGGATGGCCGTCTTATGGTGCCGTTGTACACAGAAGATGGTGAACTCTCAAGCATTCAATACATATCAGGGGACGGCGATAAGAAGTATCACCCAGGCGCGGCTACTGGGGGAATGTTTAACATTCTTGGCACATTGGATGACGCCACTACGCTCTACATTGGAGAGGGTTTTGCGACTGCTGCCACTATTACGCAAGTAATGGCAAGCCCATGCGTTGCTGCCTACAGCGCCAGCAATCTGGTGATCGTTGCCAAAATTATGAGGGAAGCTCACCCAACACTGGACATTTGCATTGTTGCTGACCATGACGCGAGTGGAGTAGGGCAAAGGTATGCAGAACAGGCCAGCGCCAAGTATGGGGTGCGAATGACTATGCCGCCCGTCCTTGGGGACGCTAATGATTACGTTCAGGCTGGTCACGATCTGGCTCTGCTGCTTAAACCGCCTGCACCAGCGACTGACTACCTAATTCATGCTGATGGTTTTTCGGAGCAACCAGCACCCATTTCATGGCTTGTGAAGCACTGGATACAGGATAAGGCTTTGGTTATGGTGCATGGTCCTAGTGGTGGCGGAAAGACCTTTGTCACCTTGGATTGGATGCTGCACATTGCCAGCGGTAAGACGGCATGGTTTGGTCACAAGGTCAAATCCGGCAACATGGTTTACCTTGCCGGTGAAGGTCACCACGGCCTACGCTCACGGATTGCAGCCTGGAAGCACCATAACAGCGTCAGCAATTTGAATATGTGGGTTAGCAAGTCGGGGCTTGATCTGAATACACCAGAAGGTTACCTGAAGGTGGTCGAGGCGATACGGACGCTCAAGATCAAACCTGATGTGATTACGGTTGACACGCTGCACCGCTTCATGGCGGGTGACGAGAACAGCGCACAGGACGCTAAGACCATGCTGGATGCCTGCGCGGCGCTCATGCAAGAGTTTGGTTGCACCGTCATTCTGGTTCACCACACAGGCGTGTCAGAGGAAGCCCAGCACCGGGCGCGAGGCTCATCCGCATGGCGCGGTGCATTGGACATTGAAATCAGTGTCATACCCGCCAAGGGCGACAAGTCCATTGAGATAGTCCAGCGCAAGAGTAAAGACGCCGAGATGGCAGCGCCGGTCTATGTGGATCTGGAATCGGTAGCCATACCCGGCTGGCTGGATGAGGATGGCGAGGCCGTCACCAGTGCGGTGGTGGTCAAGGGTGAAGTGCCGGAAACAAAGCAAAAAAGCAGTGGCGATTTGTTTGTGGACTTTGAGAAGGCATGGTGGTTATCAGGCGCTGAAGATCGAGGTGGCGCACCGTATCTCACCAAGTCAGTGATGCGCGAATTTGCCATTACCAATGGTATTTCATCTTTTCCCAAAGCAAAAGCAGAAGGCTCACGGCGCAACCTGATTGACGGCAAGGCACCGTACATCACAAAGCTGATTGACGCCGGATTGATTGAACCACATGAAAACGGCTGGATAGTGATTGATCCTGGCGAAGCATCTGGAATGATGCTAAAAAAAGATTCCAAATAACAATTTATTTGTGCTAAACTTTGTAACATGAACAGACTTACCCAACTCAAAGCAAAGCTAAGGGCAGCGCAAGCTGAACTAGCTATTCGTACCCGGACGCATAACAGTGCAAGTCGGGCCTACAACAAAGTGTGCCTGCACATTGTAGAACTGGAGGCCAAGATTGTTAACTTGGAGAAAATTTCAAAGTGAACTCACGTCATATAGCGAAGCTGACTTGTTGGCTTTGTTGGATGAAGAAAGATTGAAACACCGCAGAGTGTCAATGCTGGAGCGTATTCATCAACGCTACTGCACATTACGCGCCAATCGAGAACGGTTGGAAATCTTAAAAGAAGGAACAAAACCATGAATTTTTACCAACAAATCAAACGCGTACTGCGCCGCCTCACACCTGCCGAGATGGCGGCAGCAGAATTAGCAGATGCAGAACTGAACAGGCTGGAAGCATATAGCGCGCTGGAATATGCAACAAATAGCGTGAATGTTTGGAATGACAGGATTAAACGCCTTCGCAAGTTTTTGGCAGACGCGGAGAAAACAGTATGAACATCTGGCCTTTTCCAACTGCACCATTGCCAGCAAAGCCAATGGGGCCACTACCTTTCAATCCTGACAACTTTGAGGACGCACCGTGGTAAGAACCATAGGACTGATCGTGATGATAGTGATGCTGCTCCCGCTGTGGGGCTGCATCGTGGTACTTAAGCTGGCGATGGTAGTCAGCGAAGTGGTGTTTGATTTTATTGATAGGAGATGGTTGCCATGAGTTTTGAAGAATACCTACGCTATGCCGCCAATGGCGATGAGAGTCTGGTCCTGAACCATGCCTTTCGAGAAGAGCAGGCGCCCAATTGGCTGCGCTACCTAAAGGAAAAAGAATATGACAAAAGCTAAAACAACATTTGCACCCGACTACAAGTTGTGGCCCAAGGGCTACAAGGCCAACTGCCCGAGAGAGACCCGCATCACCAAGACAGCGGTGCTCTCCGCAGCTTGGCGACAAAAGAAAAAAGAAGCAGCGGAGGCTGTATGACTGACCGCGAAGTAATGCAGATGGCGCTGGTGCAGATGGGGAAAAACCAATGGTTCGTTGCCGATATGGCAAAACACGTAGATGTGATGGCCTTTAACAGTGTTATGCAAGTCCTCCGCGCTCAACTGGAGCAGCCAG